GAACGGCGGTGAAATGGGCACTGGTAGCGATACTGGTGCCTTTTTTCCTGGTGGGATGCGTCAGCCTGGATAAGGCGCGCCAGCTTTTCGATACAGCTTCTCAGGTCTGTGAAATTGTCGACGGTGTTCGGCAGTGTATGCAGAACTGATCGCCTGTAAGAGCAGAATATTTTGCTGAAAAATGAAGGATGCGCTGGCGTCTGGAAAGCATGAAATTCTGTGTTTGTGGCTACTCAATAAAATAAATTCTTTCTGTCGCCGCGAATACTCAAATGTTGATCAGCGCCCGGTGCGGCGACGGGCTTCGATATCAGGAGACGATGATGGAAAAAACAGAAAACAAACCGATTGTAATTGGTGCTGATGCTGCTCCGTTTAAGTTTGAGTTGTCTCAACTGGTGGAGATGCGCATCAGTGATGAATGGGGGGAGGTTAAAGCCCGCGCGCAGTATGCGGATGGCGAAAACCAGTACTTGATCCACTACAAAGCAGCTGATGGTCGCGCCACGATGGAGTGGTTTGGTGAGTCAATGCTGGAAGCAACGGAAGATGATCGCCATCCTGGCTGTCCGGTATTTGCTGGTATGAAATTGCCGGAAGGTGCGGTTGTTACAGAGTAACAGACATTACAGCAGCCCTTCAGCGAGGGGCTGCGATAATGTGAGAAATAAAAAACCGGTCACAGGGAACAGCTACACAGAACCGGCCGGCGAAGACCGCCAATACCACCCATGCATTGATGCAACATACTAATGACAATAGCTGCTCTTGATGTAAATGCAATGTTATGTATCGACGAAAATAAAAAACCGGCAGGGGAAATCCATTGAAGATTTGCCGGTGGCAAAAGATGGCCATGCTTTCAACTTTAGTCGCAGGGTTACGGAGTGCAACTACGAATGCTGCCGGTATATGGCTGAATGGCGTTTCAATGATGTACGTCATCTTATCTGTAAATGTTAATGATAAATGCTCTCATTTGCGCGGGTCCTTTCCGGAATCTGAAACACCGGGGGTCGTAGGACGCGCAAAAACGCGCTATTTACGAAAATTTTCAGGGAACCATGTCCGGTTTCACTACTGGTTAACTATATGAAAAATATAAAAACAAGCTTTTTGTGAACCGGACATGTACAAAAAACGAACATGCAAACCGGACATGAGCGGTTTTCTGATTGTGAGGTGAGAGTTTTTGCGAGGTGAGTCGTGGCTACGCAGACTGAAGTTGCCAGGCATTTGAGTCTGACCGATCGCCAGCTTCGCAGATTGCAGAAATTGCCGGGTGCCCCGGTCTCGAATAAACGGGGGCATCATGACTTGGATGCCTGGCGTGATTTTTACATATCGTATCTGAGGAGAAGTAAAAATGATGTGTCTGATGGTGATAGCGAAGAAGACTATGAAGAAAAATTACTTATCGCCAGATGGAAATTGACTGAAGAACAGGCAATAGCACAGCAATTAAAAAATCAGGTAACTGAAGGCAGACTTATTGATTCAGGGTTCTGCGTTTTCGCCCTCAGCAAACTGGCGATGGCATTGTCCAGTACGCTTGATTCCATTCCTTTATCCATGCAGCGACAGTTCCCGGATTTAACCCCGCGTCATATTGATTATCTGAAAACCCTTATCGCAAAGGGAGCGAATCAGTGTGCGCGGGCAGGGGATAAATTGCCGGAGTTACTCGATGAATATATCCGAACAACAGTTGAATAATATGATGATCGCCGTCACAACCGCATTACAGCCACTAATAAGGGCATTGCCGGTCACGCCGGTTGAATGGGCTGATCAAAATTATTATCTGCCTAAAGAATCGTCATACGGTGAAGGAGAGTGGAAAACCCTGCCGTTTCAGGTCGCCATTATGAACAGCATGGGGCACGACAGGATCCGCACTGTTAATCTGATTAAATCGGCGCGTGTGGGTTACACCAAAATGCTGCTGGGCGTGGTCGGGTATTTTATTGAGCATAAATCCCGTAACAGCCTGCTCTTCCAGCCGACAGATTCCGCAGCTGAAGATTTTATGAAAGCGCATGTGGAAGCAACGCTCCGGGATGTCCCCAGCCTTAAAGCGTTATCGCCATGGCTGGGCAGAAAACATCGGGACAACACACTCACCCTGAAGCGTTTTTCCTCCGGCGTGGGGTTCTGGTGCCTGGGGGGGGCCGCTGCTAAAAACTACCGTGAAAAATCTGTGGATGTGGTCTGCTATGACGAACTCTCCTCGTTTGAACCGGATGTGGAAAAAGAAGGCTCGCCGACGCTGCTTGGCGATAAACGTATCGAAGGCTCGGTATGGCCTAAATCCATACGCGGCTCAACGCCAAAAATTAAAGGCTCCTGCCAGATTGAGAAAGCGGCGAATGAATCTGCGCATTTCATGCGGTTTTATGTCCCTTGCCCTCATTGCGGGGAGGCCCAGTATCTGAAGTTTGGCGATGATGCGACGCCGTTTGGCCTGAAATGGGAGAAGGGTAAACCCGAAACGGTGTATTACCTGTGTGAACATAATGGCTGTGTGATCCGCCAGTCGGAACTTGACCAGACCGACGGATGCTGGATTTGTGACAATACCGGGATGTGGACGCGTGACGGCCTGACATTTTACAGTGCCGGTGATGAGGAAATCCCGCCACCGCGCTCAATTTCGTACCACATCTGGACGGCATACAGCCCGTTCACCACCTGGGTACAGATTGTTTATGACTGGCTCGATGCACTGAAGGATCCGAATGGCGTCAAGACGTTCATTAACACCACGCTCGGGGAGCCCTATGAAGAGGCCGTGGCAGAAAAACTGAGCTTTGAGTTGTTGCTGGAAAAAGTCTGCCACTATGGCGCGCAGGTTCCCCTGCGGGTGGTTTACCTGACCGCAGGGATAGACTCCCAGAAAGATCGCTATGAAATTTATGTTTGGGGCTGGGCTCCCGGCGAAGAAGCCTTTCTGATTGACAAGCAAATTATCATGGGGCGACCGGAGGACGAGGACACCCTTAAACGTGTTGATGCGGTGATCCGGAAAAAATACCGCCATGCTGACGGTACTGAAATTTCCATTTCCCGCGTCTGCTGGGATACCGGTGGTATCGACCAGGACATTGTGTATCAACGTTCCAGGAAACACGGCACTTTTTTTGTGCTTCCCATAAAAGGGGCATCGGTGTATGGCAAGCCGGTGATCACCATGCCCAAAAAGCGCAACCAGCGTGGTGTGTTTTTGTGTGAGGTGGGCTCCGATACCGTCAAGGAAATGCTGTACGCCCGTTTTGCCCTGCCGGTGGTTTCTGCCAGTGAAGCAGCCCCGTATATCTTCCGTTTTCCGGATAACCCGGACATTTTTTCGGAAGAAGAGGCGCGTCAAATCGTAGCGGAAGAACTGGTGGAAAAGGTGGTTAACGGCAGGGTGAAACTGCTGTGGGATAAAAAAGGGCGACGCAACGAAGCCCTCGACTGCCTGGTATATGCTTATGCCGCCCTGCGCGTTTCGGTACAGCGGTGGCAACTGGACCTTGAAGCGCTGGCGAGGGCACGAAGAGATGAGCAGGATGAGGATGATATGAGCATGGAAGAGATCGCGGCTGCACTGAGTGGAGGATAAAGGATGGTTTATACGCATGAAATGCTTTGCGAGGCGCGTCGGGCATTACATGAACTGATGATCGGGCGTGCTGTGGTTTCTGTCGGCAGGAACGGACGGCAGGTTCAGTATTCGCGTGCGACGATTGGTGAACTGCGGCAATACATTGAAGAGCTGGAGAGTGCGCTGGGCGTGTCCGGACGGCGTCGCGGTCCGGTGGGAGTGAGACTGTGAATGTGGAGTTGATAGATGTTCACGGACAGCCCCTGCGACAGAGTATGGGATATTCCGGTGGCGGCTCCGGATTTGGTGGGCAGCTTGCGGAATGGTTACCTGCGCCGGAAAGTGCCGATGTGGCGCTGCTGCCTTCCATTCAGTTGGGTAATGCCCGTGCGGATGATCTGGTCCGTAATAATGGCATTGCCGCGAATGCTGTGGAAATTCATAAAGACCATATCGTCGGGCATATGTTTCGTCTGAGTTATCGCCCCAACTGGCGCTGGCTGGGGATGTCGGAAGCAGATTCACATGCTTTTATTGAAGATGTTGAGGCGGCGTGGATGGAATACTGCGATCCGGTGTTTGGTACGATGGATGTGGAAGGGCGTCGTTCGTTTACCGAATTCATTCGTGAAGGGGTGGGTGTCCATACTTTTAATGGAGAAATATTTGTCCAGCCTGTATGGGATGCGGAATCCA